TCAGCAAGTGCTGCACGTTCTTGGTTTTCAAGAACAACAGCAGTTACTGCTCTCTTATGGGCGTCTTGGATTGTACCTTCTGCCTCAAGTACAGGAGACCATTTCTCTTGTAATTGTTGTGTATTTAATTCCATTTATATTCTCCTAGAATTATAGTGATTTTAATGCGTTCACGTAAGCAGCCATATTGCCTGACATTACTTGAACCTCTTCTTCGTGTTTATCTTCTGTAATAGCATCAATGTCATTTGATGATTTTACTTCCGTGTCGTCTTTGTTAAGGTAAGACTCTTTAATTGTTGCAACTTTAGATGCAAATTCTTCATTATCAGATGCTTCAACAGCTTCTGCTAATTCAGTTAACTTTGCAGCTTCAGTAACTACTAAACCTTCACATGCCTCGGCAATAATTTCCTTACGTTCGAAAGCTTTAACCTTCTCACTTAATTCCATATTTGCTTCAGTTGCAGTATTTAATTGTGCTTTAGCATCTTTGCTTTCTTCAGATAATTGGTCAATTAAATCACCTTTATCTTCCGGAACATTAATGTTATGCTCTTTAAATACAGTACCTAATGAAGTAATAAATGATTCTGTGATTTCTGATTTCAAAGCATGCTCAATAGCAACTTCGTTCTCTTTCATCCAGTTCTCAACTACATAGTTAAGATAACCATCTACTTTATCAACCACATCTGCATTAATAGCAGCAACTTCATCAGTTAAATCAGAAGCATATCTCTCTTCTAATTCTACTGTTTTAGCAGCAACCTTTGATTGTAGTGCAGCTTCAAAAATTATAGCAGCTTTATCTTTAAATCCTTCTGAAAGAGATTCTTCACCTTTAGCAAGTGCATCAATATCTTCTTTAAAGTCTTTTTCTTTTTCAACTACATCGCCTTCAGAACCGTCATCAGCTGCTACTTTCTTTTTAGAAAGTTTTCCGCCTTTAGGTTCCTTTTGATCTTCTTTAACATCACCTTCTTCATCATCTTCATCTTCATCGTCATCTTTTTTATCAAAGTTAAATTTCTCTTTCTTTGATTTTTCTGTTGCTTCGAAGATTGCATTTAATTCATCTTTACTCATTTCTTGTAAAGAAGCATTAATTGCTGTAATTGTTCTGGATGCTGTTAAAGGTGCTTCAGTAGTTAATTCTACTGTCTCATTAGTTTCCTCAACAATAACATCTTCAGCAATTACGTCATTTTTTATTTCTTCTGACATATTTTTACTCCTGTAGAGTTATAGTTTCGAGAGGAAATGTTCAAAACCTTTAAGATTAGCATCAGTGTTATCCACTTCTTCTTGTATCTCTTCCGGTTGTATCATTTCTGTCTCACCTTGTTCAATTGTTTGTTTAATAAAATGGCCTTGCTTATCCTCTCTCCAATCTACACCTTCCATAATGCCATTTACAAATGCATTAGGTGCTGATGGATCCTGTACAATGTCAATTGTTGCAAGATGAAAATCATCTTTCACATAACTAACACCATTTTTACTTTCCAAACTTCCCATACCACGACTTGAAACACCAAGTTGAACACCACCTTCGACCAAACCTTTTACAATTTGACCCATAGGAGTATCTAATATTAGTGCCTTTCCAATCACATTGTTACCATCCCATTTAAGCTCGGTAATTCTGTGACTAACTTTATCTAAGTTAATTGACGGGCCTTCTGGATGATTTAACTCACCTACTGCGCGACCTGTCATTACTTGTTCATTTACATATCTATCTACTGCTGACGTAAGAACTTCGCGTGTGTATACACGTCCATTTCTATTAGTGCCTTCCGCCTGCATAAAAATTCCTTCGATATAAGTTTCCTTCTTACCGTGCTTTCCTTCGGTAATTGAGTAACCTAATCCTTCTGTTATATATTCTGATATTAATTTCATTTTGGATTTACCTTAGATGCCCTTAAAATAACATCACGCATGTTCTTTGAAAAATGATCCATGTTAGTAATTTGATCATGTAAATCACCATCATCAATCTTAGACAAATTATCAACTTCTTTCATTAATGCTTTAGTCATTCCTAACATTTTTTTAAGTATGTTAGCTTGAGCTTTACCTTCATTTAATTGCATATCTTTATATGCTTCTATTATATTTTGTGTCATAAGTCCATTGCCTTAATAAATTCTTTTAATGCTTTTTCAGCTTCCTTAACAGATTTAAATTTATCTAATCTATCACCATCAATATATAAGTTAAACTTTGAAGTAATAACGGCAGTTATTTTCTTCTTCTTACCTAACTTAGTGAGTTCTTTAGCAACTGTTTCACCTTTAGGTAACGCAAGTTTCTTTTCAATTAATAAATTAAATGATTCTTTAAACGTTTCCATCCGTTGCTATTTCCTCTTCTTTAGGTGTTTCCATTCCATACATTGAAGAAGCAACCTCTTGCTTTCTAATATCCAATGCTGCATTCATTTTATCTGCCATAACACTATTAAAAGTATTATTACTTGATTGAGCGTCACCGCTACTAATGTTGTTAATTAAATTTTCTGTATTCATAATGTTTGTATAATATATTTATAAAAAAATGTTATTCTAAAGTGTACTTCTCATAAGATCAGGATTAAAGTCAGTATCCTTAACTGGATCTTTCTTATTATCTTTTTCGATTTGTTTAATATCATCATCAGTAAGATTAAGAATATTTCTACGTACCCAATCTTTAGAGTAGAAGGTACCAATATATTCATCTAACATTTGAAGTGTTTCAATTCTTTCTTTTAATATTTCAGCATCTTTTAATTCTGCGTAATAGTTATCCCTCGACCATTCAATATTCATATCATCCAATAGATGTTTCCAATCGGATGGTACAATAATCTTCTTAAGAATTAATTGTCTCTTTAATGTTTCAAAGAATAAGTGTGAAAACTTATTACGAATTCTGTCAATAAACTTCTGGAACTTTAACTCATCACGAGTAATTTCAGATGATCTACCAATATTAAATGTGTCATCATCAATTAATCTTGATGTTGGTACATTCAATGCCTTATATAATTTGTTTTGGAAGTATATAATATCTTCAATTTCACCAAGGTTTTGACCACCTGGTAATGTATCAATTTCTGTACCTCTACCACCCTCTCTTCTTGGTAACCAAAAGTCCTCCATAATAGACTTATGATCTTTTTGGTCTTTAATAGCACCTGTTGCTGGATCATAAACAATCTTATTACGATACTTATTCATTGTATTGTTTAAGTATTCTTCTGCTTTACCTCTTGGTAAGTTACCAACATCAATATAGAATATACGACGTTCAGGTGCACGAGAAATTCTGTAAATCACCAATGAATCTTCCATCATTGATAATTGATTTAATGGCTTAAGTGCTTTTTGTAAATAACCAGTAACCTTATCCCTTGTATCATTTAACATACCAGAGTTAACTTGTATAATGGCATCGGTGGTAATCTTAAGTCCTTCACCCATTTGATTCATAGCATCATCTTGGTAGACATAATATTCATCGAGAATTTTAACTAATTCAGCACCAGTCTTAGGGTCTTTTACCTTGTCAACTTCTTTAACCTTTCTAATCTTTGTAGGATCTACTTGTCTTAATTCTAAAATACCATGTTCTGTTGAATTTGGATTAAGAATAACATGAAAGAATAAACGACCATCAATATACCATCGTCTAAACATATCCCATCCTTGATTTTTAAAGTCAAGTAATAAGGTAACCTTATCATATTCTTCCATGATAAGTTTCTTTACTTTATCTGGTTGGTCTAAGTTATCTAAATTTAATTTAGTTATTATACCATCTTCTTCTGAGACTGCCTCGTTGATAATATCTTCAATTGCTTGATCAACTTCTGGATAAGTAGAAATCGAACGATATTTCATAATTAACTCTTTATCATTCTGAAATGAATCTCCGTTAATGTCTAAGTATTGACCAAAATATCCACCAGATGGAGATATTTCGTATGAACCATCACTGTCTAGTGAAGTAAATGATAATGCTTTTTTCTTATCTTCTACCTTATTTTGTTTAAAGGAGAAACCGAAGAAGCCTTTATTTTCTTTTGCCATATTATATATTTTGTAATTACACTCTTTGTTAAATATTATTTATAACACTTAAGAAAGAGTGCCCCTCGAAAGGGACATTCTTTTTTTATTACGATTAACTAGTTGTGTCGCTTTCCCAGTATTGAACTTGTAGTTCAACTGTGAATTCCTCAATAGCATTCTCTGTATCATAAGATACTTCAATAGCTCCAACGTTAGTTGGGAACGTACCACGAATGTTATAAGTTTTTAGCTCCGTGCCATCTTTATCTAACTGAGAAACAATCATATCTGACATATAATCATTAGGGTTAGTTAAACCAGTATTAGCATTGTGCTGATTAATACCATTCATCCATTCTTCGAATGAATTTCTAATATCAAAACCAGTATCATTGATAACTGTGATAGTCCAAGGTTCAAAAGTTCTGTCACCAGCAACCTGTAATTGTCTACCACGAAATGGAACCATGATAGGAGCAATTACAGAAGCAGGTAATGAAGCAGCTTTTACCATGAATGAAGCAAGTTCAACATCTGCAGTAACATATCCAGGGAAACCTAAAGTTGCCTTGAATAAATTACTTCTGGCACCACCACCAGTTAGTTTAGCTTTAAAATCGTCTACACCTAAAATAGCCATGATTAATTACCTCCAGCGATTTCACTAAATTCAACGCCAGTTCTTGTAGCGATGAAATTAAGTGTGATAAAGTTAATAGAACGTGCCGGTTTGATGTAAATATCTGCAACAAATCGATTGGTATCAATAATATCACCAGTGTTATTTGTTTCATCACAAACTACTTTAAAGTCTGTCACACCACGTCTGCCCTTAATGTCACGTAAGAAAGGTTCAACCATATTTCTAAATTGAGCTCTTGTAAATTCATCATTGAATTCAAACAATTGAGCTTTTGAAGCTTTAGATATAGCCTTTTCTAATGTGATAAACAATCTACGAACATTGATTCTGTCAAACGCAGAAGCCTTAGTTTGTAAAGTTTTATCACCCCATAACATTGTACCTTGACCAGGAAAAGCAACGATAGGATTAATACCTTGCTTATATAAGTCATCTCTATTTGCCTGTGTAGGATTGAATGCAAGTTTAGTTACATTACGCACATTACCTCTTGTCATACCTGCCGGTGAGAACCATGCATCTGCAACCATATCTGCATTTGCGGAAAGCCCTGCCATAGAACCTGAAGCCGGTAACCATCTATATTGATCTTTATATTTATCATAAACATATAAAGCACCTGAATCAACAAATGCATATGAAGATGAAGTTAATGTAGATCTCCAAGTAGTAATA